TAATCATTGGTCTGTGGTGATGGCACAGCGACATCGACACCAGCGGCGCCAGCGGCATCTTGCACAGCCTTCTGGATAGCCAACTTAAGGTCGCGGCCTTTGTTCCACACTTGGCTCTTAGCAACCTCGAGTGCAGACTTCAATTCGGCCTGGTCGTCGACAGTTTCAGGGATGTCTGCTTGCGCATCAATTGCGGCAACATCATCACCTTCTGCATCTTCTTCGCTGTTAATTGCATCAGACTCAGTCAGTGTTTCGGTTTGTTGGATTTGCTCTTGGCCACCCTGGCGTAGGATGTCGGCATTTTCGCGTGACCAGGTGCCATCATTAAATGGCGACTTGACTGCGGCAGGATCAAACACAACGATTTCGCGTGCATCGGGCGCGATCTCAAGGATCACACCGTCGTAGCCCTGGGCTTGCAATTCAGCAGTGAATGCGTCAGCGGCTTCGCGGCCACCAGCACGAATGCGAGCCTTGTCTTCCATGGTTGCCATGTAAGGGTTTTCCAGGCGTGCATACAGCGGCATGACATTCTCGCCAGCCAAGCCAGTGCGGCGCTTTTGCGTGGCATAAATGTCGGCCATGTCTGCGCTGTCGGTAAGGTAGACGCCAGTGCCAAGCCAGCCACTGTCTTTGCGGTTTGGATGGTCAGGATCGAATGCAGTGACATTGTCTGCTGTGCCGTGATACAGCATTTGCGGACGGCCCTGCTCGTTCTGGAAGATCGATGTACCAAACCAATTACGGAATGGATCGCTGTCGATGTTGACCTGTTCGTTTTGATTAAACAATGCCATGCCACCTGCTTGACCTTCTGCACGCTCAACGCGGTACATGTAACGGTCATAGAACTCGGACGGCATGATCTTGAGTGATGCGGCTTGCGTGACAACGAAGTCGCGCACAAGTTGTGCATTGATGCGTGCGGCGTTGTCAGTGTATTGTTTAGTTGCCTTAAGTTGCTGGAACATTGTGCTCTCGACCTGGCGAGCAGATTTCACAAACTCTTTGTTTGTCATCTCAACTTTGGCGTTGGACTCCATCTGAGTCTTCATGATCTCAGCCTGGTTGTCGATGAACTCTCGTGCCTCGCGGCGCGTCATCATCTCACCTTCAATGCGTAAGTCGTCGATCAGCGCAGTGCTGAACTCAGTTGGCGCAATGTTGGTTTGGTACTCGGTCACTGGGATGGCAATGTCACCACCAGTTGCAATGGCTGTGTCAAGTTGATCTCGGACAGAAGGCGATACCTCGGCAACGCGTTCTGCTAGGCCAGATTGCTTGAGAGTGTTTCCGCTGATGTAGACAGTAGTGACATCAGACTCTTGTGATACCTGGTCAATCCATTCACCAAATGTTTCAGCACTGCGTGCGCGTACTTTGCTGGCGCGTGAAACTTCTTGCACCTTTTCAAATGCCTTTGCACTGCGCTCGGCAGACTCAGCCTGCAACATGGTGCCTCGATAGTTGCCAGGCACTTCGACCAATGCGGTCGGAATCTCAGCAAACGCCTCGAGCAATATTTCGCCAGGCTTGAACTCGCCGGTCAATGCCTGCGCACTTGCTTCACCAGCGGCACCACCTACGGCTTGTACTGCGCCTTCGCCAACAACACGAGTACCGACACTGGTTACTGTTGGGCGTGCGCCCTTGAGTAGTTTACCAGCCATGCCAGCCGTCAATGCGTCAAATAACGCAATAGGAACTCCGCGTTTAAGCGCCTTGTCTTTTGCCTCGGCCATGATTTTTTCATCAGTCAAGACTTTGTAGACCTCATTGGGGTCCGTCATATTGGCGCCGCGAGATGACATCACCTCATCAAGGGTAGATGCATATTCTGTAAAAAAACTGGTTGTGCCTGCGGCAGTAGCCACAGCAAGTGGTCCAAGCGGAACGCTTGCCGCTGTAATGGCCAACCCAGGAACGCCAACACCAATCGATTGGAAAATAACTTCTTTGACTGCCTTAGGGTTTGCAACAATTGCGCTGAATGCTTCTCCAAATGTTTTGGCGTCACCGATGTCGGCCAATCCTCGCTGAATGTCTTGAGGTATAGGAAACCTTTCAACATTTCGTTGGTAATTTGCAAGGCTTACAGATTGCTGTACTTTTGGGTCAAACGAAATTCCATTGGCTTCAGCCGCCGCTTGTTGACGATTGCGAAGACCTTTCATCATTGCTGTGTTTTCCAACATCAACGCAATGTTTTTCTTTGCTTGCGCATAACCATATTGAAGAGGCTCTGTGATCTCTTCTAAAAATGAACGCTCAATTGGCTTGATCGTGCCGTACTCACGCTCGATGCCAGCCATGTTGGATGTATCGTCGTGCGAAATCTTTGCATTGTTTGGATCGCTCATCCATCTCCCTAGCAGTGGAGATTTTTGTAGCGTGCTATCAAAGTAATCAAGTTGCACATTGCGGTTTACTTGCGCGTAGTTGCGCTGAACAATGTCAACTGGAACTCCTGATTTGTTTGAAAGATTTTTTGCGCGTGCCGCTTCATCAGGATTTGTGTCAAGCGACTGATACAAACTAGAACGAAGCCGTACTTGTTTTTCATCCTCAAGTCGAACTGCCGCATTTTCCAAGGCTGGCTCTGATGAAGAACCAAACCTTTTCTTTGCGGCGGAAACAAATTCGTCTTCTGGTAGTTGCATCATGTTGTATTGTCCTGTTACTTCTGTTGAATACCGTATGTGTCGTACAGCAAATCTTCAACATCCTTCTTAGTCGGGTTTTTGTTTCTGGTGTTATTGATGATCACTTCTCTTGCTCTTGCACGCTGTGCATCTGTGAACTCTGGTTTGAATTTGCCTTCTTCACCACGAGCACGAGCCTCAAAGCGATACATGTTTGGATCTGGCCTAAACCAAGATCCAGTCAATACTTCACCTTGAATCACTAAACCATCAATGATTTTTTGACGCTGGTTCTGGTCTAATTTGCCACCGTTTTGTACTTGAGCGGCAAACAACGCCTGGTTGGCTTGTGATGTAAACATGCCAGCCTTTTCATCTTTCAAGCCTAACTGTTTAATCGTTGCGCTAATTTGTTGTTGCGTAGTTACAGCCTCTGGGGCTTCATTCTTTGTGCCAATTGTGCGTTGCAAGTTGATAAAGTGATTGCGATCCCCAGGAGATAATTTGTCAAAGTATCTGCGCAAGTCGAACTTAGTTGGATCTTTAAAGTCAGGATTTCTGATGGCTTCCTGTGTCAATTGATAGTAAACATTTGAGTCAGTCTTAACCTCAACACCTTTAGTGCGTGCCTCAAGATCAGCCTTGGCTGTGCGTTGTAGGCTTGCCAAGTCAGCGCCATCCATGCCAGCCAAAACAGTTGCTGGAACTTTTTTAAAGTCACCAGTCTCTGAGTAAACGCGCCAGGCTTTGTCTTTTGCTTCGCCTTGAGCACGCTGAATGATTGTGTTTTTTTCTGTATCGAATATTTTGAGACGCTGAACAACAGCATCTTCTTCTTTGCCAGACAAGGTGGTGCGTGCTTTTTCTAAAGCCGCCGCAATGTTGTTGCCACTGTCGGCCCAAATCTTGTCTGCAATGCCCTGCTCTTTTGCGTCTGATGTGCCAATCTCCAAAGCCTTTTTTGCTCTTTGGTAAGTCTCTGGCGTCATTTCATTACCGTAGCGTTGCAAGTAGTCGCGTGCTGTGTCCAGGTTTTGGCCATCGATTGCGGCTTGCACTGCTTGGCCATGAATTGAATTGGTTGCTTTCAATAGCAATTGTTCGCGCTGTGCGCTGTTAGCCTCATAGCCAAGTTTGTCTGCCAGAAGGTTTGCTTCTTTTTTGGCGGCGCCGTAGTACACAGCAAAGTCGCCTTGTGGGTTGCGGAATCCAGCAGAGTAACGAACTGCATCATTGACCAGTGTGTCAACTTTAGCGCCAGTCTCTTTGATGTCGTAGTCGCGTTGTTCAACAAGCGAGTGCTTGATGATTGAACTGTTGGCACTGCGCATGCGAACACTTGCAGAATTGCGTAGCAAGAGTTTTTGAACATCGTTCTCTGCTTTGCCAATTGAATCGGTAAGAGCGGCTTCTAAATCGTTGCGCGTTTTCATTGCCGCGCCAACTGCATCTTTTCCTTTGAGCGTCAAATACCTGGTTTCAATTTCATCTGCCTGTGCCGCAAACCCGTTGTAAAGTTCTTTGCTTTTGGCATCATCAAGTTCGCCTTGCAAGCGGTCAGCAATCTTCATCACAGTGGTGCCAAATGACTGCACTGCCTGGCCGGTCTTTTGCAATTGCTCGCCAGTGAAGTCGCGCATTGGCTCAACGGACGGAGCCTGGAATGCAGGCAGATTACCTGCGCTTGGGTCTTGGGTCGGTAAATCGTAGACGGGTACTGTTGCCATGATTTGTCCTTATTGTTCTATGCCAAGTCTTGCGGCCATAGCGGCAAGTTTGCGATCCTGATACCAGGCATTGGCTACAGATCCAGCACTGCCAAGAATGCTTGTGCCAGCCGCCATGAATGGGCTGATGCTTGCGGCAGAGCCTGCTAAGTTGTATGCAGAGACATCCTGCATTGCTGAAGCAGTAAGGTAGTTTTGGCGCTGTAGTCTTGCGCCCTCTGAACTGCGAACAGTCTCAGCGTTGACCGTCAGCATGTCGATCTCTTTCATGAGGTCGGTTGTTGCGATTGTCTCAACAGCACTGCCAACGCCAAGATCAATGCCTCGAGCGGCCATCGATGCACGCTGTGAACTCTTGATCTTGCCTGCACGAAGGCTTATCTGGCCTTGCTTTTGCTGGCCAACACGCAGGATCTGCTGGGCTGTGAACTCGGCCTGCACTGCGTTAAGTTGTGAGATGTCAGCCTGAAAGCGCAGGGACGATGCCTGGGATTCCAGTTGTGCCTTTTGATTTTGTGCGGCGTAGTAGGAGCCGATTGCTCCAGTAACGGCGCCGCCAATGGACATGATCGAGCCAAACTGGCTCATCGCCGAAGTGCCGGTTCCTGTCAGTAAGGTGGCCATGTGTCAAATCTCCTGTTTAACCTGGGCTGGGTGGACTGTGTTGACCTTACCTCCACAGCCACAGGTTTTTGCATGGTTGAACATTACCGAGGTGTCTGGATCTTACGGGTACCTTTACCCACCGATTGCAACCTCGAGCGTCATTCCAACAATCGTCAGTGGCAATGGATCGCTCTGACGGATGAACACCTGGCCACTATCTAGCCAGGATGGGGTGAGCATGATCTGGATCTCTTCGGTCTTGAGCGCAGGCGGTGTGCCGTATGGCTCAGTCGTCCGTTGCTTGGCCTCGATCAAATTGTTTTCATCAGGACCAATGAAGATACCTGAAGACTGATAGACGCGGAGCCATGCTTTGTTGACATTCTTGTACCGGCCTTGGCCCATACCGTTGTCAATGCCCATCGCCAATGGCAGGCTTTCAAGGTCCGAGTCATATTCAAGGCCAATGTGAATAATGCTTGCGGCCCGGTCAATTGTGATTGCGCCGCTTGTCACCACCTCTTGTGGTTGCACCGCACCATCAGCCAAGATTGAAACAGTCTTGCCCTCGAGCCAGGTCAGGCCGCTGATTGTATTGCGTGCAAACGAATACAGGGCCGTGGCGGTGTTTCTGAGGGCGGCTGGTAGTGTGACATCAACTACCGTCACAGTTGTGGCGGAGGTGTTTGTGCCGTCATATGTTGCACCTGAGTCAACAAAGAATGCATCCTCAATTGAATCGAAGTGACGGCTGGCCATGCGCTCGACATAGCGTTTGGTCACGCCACCAATGGTCCTGCGGATCACAGCATAAAGCCGGTCCTCGTTACCTTCAGCCACTACAGTCACAGACTCGAAGACGCCGTCGGTGTCATGCTTATGCCAGGCTCCGACCTGCTGTTCTGGTGTGTAGGTCAAGCCCAGCAACATGCCGGATGTCGACACAAACCAGATCATTTGCAGTGGCGCTTTGGCAAAGGCCATGTCTGAGATCTCGTAGTTGTCAAACAGGTGAGCAGAACGGATTGACATGTCGTTGGTGATAAAGCCGCTGGCCTGCCAGTTGTAGCCCAGTTCGCGCACATGGCCACCGCGTGCAGAGCAGTAGACCAGGGCATTGTTGATGATCACTGGTTGAACATTCGATGCACCTATGTACGACTGTGGTCGAACGGAAATTGTGGTTGGTGTAATCTCGTCACTGTTAAGCGATGATACGCGCCACTCAGCAGATCCAGTCAGCAACAGCAACTGGGTCAGCGGCACAATGTGCCTGATGGTGTTGGCTTCACGAGCGGCCACGCGGAACTCAATGCGGTCATCGTCGCGGATTGGTAAGCCGTAACTGAGGTTGGACTCAGTGCCCGACTTGGTCATCCAGATTTTTTGCGGCTCGTTTGTGGTTCCAGCAAAACAGCGACGCTGTTCGAAGTACGACACGGCGCCTGGGTAGTTGCCTGAACTGACAAATTCATTGTCGTAATTGGGCGGAGTAATTGACAGATCCGGCGCGATGTTGTTGTCAACGATGCTCGTGCCAGTCGTGCTTCCAATGTAGCCATACAGACCTCCCAGCAGTTTGTAGACCCGATAGCGTGACGCTCCAGTTACAGCACTCCAAGCAATTGTGTTGGTTGAGCCGGTTACAAAAATGTTGTTAGTCACTGAGGCCACAGAAGATGACACAGACTCGCCAATGTCATCCGATGCAATAGCCGTCACCACATAACTCATTGTCTCGTATGTATCAGCGTTGGTCGATGACGATGCTGGGATATAGCGCGTTGCAGACACGCCAGTGGGCGCGGCAATTGGTGCCCCAAAATTAATGGAAGTCAGGGTCCAGTTTGTAGCGCCAAGGCGTTTTAATTCACGCGGGGCATAGTTTGGGTGAACCAGCGTCATCACATCGGCAGACTGCACATAATGGATGTCAAACAGGTCAGCCTCTGCATATGGGTTGGCAATCTCGTATGGCACGCCACCAGACATAAGTGTGCCGCCCTGCGTGTGAAAACGGATATAGCCAGGGCTTAACTCGATCACCATGGTTTGAGTTGTCGAATATGTGAATGGGATCAAGCGCGTTTTCTTGGTGCTGTCTTTGACCTCACGCACAAACGCAAAGCCTGGTCGGTTCTCTGCTGGTCCTTGTGGCGTAGCAACAAAGTTCTTCATCGTGGCCGCGCCGGTTTGATATTTCACATCATCGATGCGACCAAACATCTCTGGCGACATCTCGCCGCCAGCAAACGAGCGTTGCAGTGTGCGTACATTCGGCATGCTTATCTCCCAGCAATCCAGGACACAATGTGCTCTGGTGCAATTTTGCGTGAGTTGGAGTCAGCCTCCATGGCTTTGCCCAGGTACAGATTCATCATAGTGATGCATCGCTTGCCCTCTGCCGCGCCCTGGTCACCTTTGATTACTGGACCAGCCAGCATCGATGCCAGGTGCCACGATAGAGTTACTGTGAACAGTGGTGAAAACTTGGTAGCGTCTGTGATCTTTGCGTGGTATCTAAGCACGGCCTGCTGTTGATTGGTCAGAATAATTTCTGATCCATCAGCGGCCACCTCGACTGCAAACTTTTGCGGCACATACTGGCCAGCGGCCACAGACGGCGAATAGTTGGTGTAAAAGTCCGGGTAAGTTTCCGGCGTGAATGTGGTGCTGTAGTCATCTCGGGCCTCGGGCGGCAACACAGAGATGATGTCATGCGCATCAGCAGGCATGGCATAAGCGTACTGCCACATCGGCCAGGCGTTCTCAACCTCCGCGCCGTATGCGCGTTTGGTCGCAAATGACCAACTGTGCATCTCGAGCAAAGTGTCTCGTGCGATTGGATAAAAGCGTTGGCAGTGTTCTGCCTGCGCTGATCCTTCAGGCGGATCAATACTTGCGATGGTGGCGTTGTCGCCGAGGTGCGCCAGCGCAAGGTTACAAATGTCGACAACTGATGCCATCATGGCCTCCTAATGTAAAAAGGGGACCGTGGTTTCCCAACGGCCCCCCGTGACTTACGGCTTCCAATCAGGAAGGATTACACGGAGCCTTCAACCGACTCGCGCTTCGCCTTAGGCGTCCACTTCTTTGCAGATGTGTCGGCCTTCGTTTCGTTGCCTTCGTCGTCCACTGGAACCAAAGCGGCTCCAGCAGGACCATCATAGTCAACAATTTCGCCCTCATTACGAAGACCATTGTTGATGAAGCAGGGCGCGATTACTCGGTATTTAGGCATGTGCAATTCTCCTTATCAGACTACGGTAAAGCCAGAAGCGTAGAACTTCTTGCCGTCTTGAACATCCATCACGATGTCAGCAGTTACCTTACCAGCGGTATTGGTACCAGAGACAGTGTAACGAGCGCCAAGATAGCGTTTGCCGAGGGATGCAATTTGCGGGTTCAAACGCACGGCAACATTAGTGCCTAGCGGAAGACTTGCCGTAACGATTGCACCAGAAGCACCGATAACAACCACATTGCTCGAAAGCGCGGCGTTGTCAGCGATGATCACTTCGAAGTTGGTAGAAGTACCACCAGCGAAGGCTTCGGTCATTGCAAAGTTCATGTAAAGGTCACCACCTTCACCCATGTCGCGAGCGACAGACAAGTCGACAGTATCAGTCGACACGGCAGTCGTAGTCACGGCTTGGTCAGTGGAGACGCGGAGCAGTTTATCGGTAATCATGGTTTTGTTCCTTTCAGTGTTTAATGGACCAATTAAGAAATGGCCGCTTCGGTATTGAGCAATGCGTCAACACGACGGAGCGGAACGCCGAGGAACGACAGCCAAGAGTAAGGCATACCGAACTGGCTCAAGCCTTCGTTGATCTTCAAGACATATTGACTCTTGTCCAATGCCGCAATCGACAAGCCAGAGTGAACAGTGCGGTTCATGTAGAACGCGGCACGGCCCATAGCCATGTTAGGAATGCGGTACAGAGCACGAGCCATCAGTTTGATGATCGCGGTTGCGGCACTAGAAGCCTGGGTACCAGTCTGAGCAATCAAGTCGGACACATCGATGTTTGCGATGCGCACAACATAACGCCAGTCTTTAACGACCAAGCCATTCTTCCACTGGTAACGAGTTGCCAATGCTTGCATGCGAGTGCCGTCACTGTTGTAAACGGTTTGCTCGCCGAGGTCTTCGTGAATCAGACCGGCTTTGGAACCCTTAGGGAATGGGCAATACACAGTGTTGTCGCCCCACACAACGAGGTAAATCGAAGTGTTGTCAGAGCCAGATCCACCAGCCTTCAGAATGTTCTGACCGTTGGCGGCAGTGCTGTCGCTGTAGCGAGCGGCAAGGCCCAAGAACTGCTTGGGATCAACACCAGGGTTGCCGTAGAACAGCGTGGTTGCCTGGGTTTGGTTCATCGCTTCCAAGAAAGCGGTGTCTTCAGACAGGCGGAACTGAGCGGTGTTGCCGTTCAGCATAGCCAAGTCTTTGTCCACTTCAGAGCGGGCTTCCAAGATTCCGCAAGCCTCGTCCACTTGTGCAGTGGTTGATTTGCTTGAAGGAATACCTTGGTTCAGCGCACGCCAGTAGACAGTGGGCAGACCAGTACGAATCACAACGCGTTCGCCGGTAGGCAAATTGCCTTCCTTAAACACGCAGTCTTCGAGGATCTCGTTGCTCTGCGAAAGCAGTTCTGCAACGACGGGAACTCGACCGTCCGGGTCGACGCGTTTCGCCCAATCGGCGAGGGTGAGAGAGTTGTTCGACAAAGTAGCCATTTTGGACTCCTATTAAGTTTGCTGATTTGAATAAAGCGCGGATGCTAGATCGTTGAAACCTTTGGGGCCAGACTTCTGACCACCTCTAGTGCCACCGACAAAGCGGTCCTCACTGATTGCTTTGCCTGCCCTGTACATCAATCGGATCATCTCCGGGTGATTGCCCAGGCCAGACTCGTTTAACAACTTGCGCAGTTCTGGCGTACCAAATGAGTCGAGAGCCTTCTTTGCCACGACCAGGTTATCGTTGAGTTTGTCACCCCCGAATTCCTTGTCGGTGCGAGCGTTCTCAGCCCACTCGTTGCGCACATTTTCCAGTGCCTGCATCTGACGCTCCAAGATCTTTGGTGCGACTTTGTCCAGCACTTTCTGCGCGGCATCTTGTGGCAGATCCAATTCCTTGGCGATTTCCGAGAATGATTTCATCACCTCAGGGTCGAACTCTCGGCCTTCTTGTGCTTTGAATTCATACGCTTCCGGGGCACCTTGTTTGGTGTCACCGGCCTTGTCGCCTTCGGCATTGCCAGTGTCCTGACCATCCTGGCCAGCCTGCTGGTTCTGCGTACTATCAGCCTGTTGTTGCGCCGCCTGTTGCTCACCCCCCGTCGGTTGTGTGCTCGAGGCGTCTTGCGATGCGGGCGTGCCTTCAGTGGTCGTTGCGGCTTGATCCGTCATCAGCGATTCTGTCATTGGATTGCTCCTTTACCATTTGTGGATATAACTCAGGGCACAGAGAGTGAATCATCGCGAGCATGCGATTGCCGAAGTTCCTGTTACCTTCTGCGAATGCCATCTGCATCGAGTTGGTATTGAACGACAGCCGGAACACGCCGGATTGGTCCATAAGACGCCACACTACACGGCGCCCCCTCTTACTACCCATGAGCCACTTGATATCGGCCTCCTCGTTTTCGCGGGCTAGTTTCTCGCGTACATCCTTCTCGGATTTAGCACGCTCTTGCCCACGCAAATCGATCGGGTCAAATTCTTTGCTCATGGCGTCAATCTATCTATGGCACATGTGGATACGGGTACCGTCATGCGGCAACTTCATGCACTGCCAAATACGCCGATGGCGTAGCCGGTCTTGCCGGTGACGCGCTTACCGGGTTGTATTGGAATGTGACTTGCGCATTGTCGGTCATCCACATAACCTGAATGTACTGACCAGCGGCCATTGGGCCAAAGTAACTGCGCTCTACAACTACCGCCCCAGACAAGCCGCCATGGCTTGATGGCACGCTGTACCTGGTCAGGCTGTTTGGAATGTCAACGCCATTGATCCTGCCCCATATCCAGAAGTTGTGAGCCTGGCTGTCAGCGTTTTCAATTTGTGCTGTTAGTGTGAATGAGAACTTGCCACCACGATCGAATGTGACTTTGTTCGTGTCAACTATGCGCACGCCCTGCTCGATAACTGGGGTGTCAAATCGAATTGGATTGGCAGTATTGATGCTGGCAGATTGGTCGTTCAGGTCATAAAACAAACCATAGTTTGATGCTCTGGACCAATAGAACTCAGATCCATCTGGATCTTTAACGCCAATTATGTCTTCAGTTGTGTCGTCGTACAGCCAAGGCGCACCCTGGTATTTTTGGCGTGCCATTATTTTTTGTCCTTGTCTTTACCGTACAACTTCTCAGCGGCAGACTCTTTAAAGTCTTTCCTGGTAGGCGCACCTTCTTCGCCAGGCTTGCGCATGCGCTCACCTGATCCCTGCTCGATGCGTTTTCTTTTTGCGTGGATATTGGCCCACAAGCCCGGTCCTGGCATGGCCTACCCCTTTTTCTTTTCTTTGGCTGGGTACATCTTTTCAGCCATTTGAGAAAAGTCACGGCCCACAGACTGAGGCACATCCACCTTCTTGGCAAACTCCTTGTTGTGGGCTACAGCCTGCATGAAGCGGGCTTGCTTTTCAGACTTTGCGGGCATGTTTACTCAGTGCCGCCGTAAAGCATGGTCGATGCTTCGGCATTGCGCTGTTGCTGGTTGCCTTGGATCTCCATGTCGGTGATCTGCAACTCGATGCCCATGTCTTCGCCTTCGCCTTGTGTCTCGTATGCACGAGTCATCTTGACATAGGCCTTGGCCATGATGGTCATCTCAGTGCCAACTTTCGGCAACGCAGTGATGCCAAGTTTCTCAAGTTCGTCTTTGCCCAGGCTGATGCACAGGCCGTATGGGTAACGCGGCTCATCGGACTCGTATTCTCCCGGCATCTCTTCCCGCTCGGGTGCTTTTTGCATGTTGATCATTGGCATGTTTATTCCTTTCAGGGTGTGTTGTATCCAGAGAACATATCGATGACATTCGTCAGGGCGCTAGGCTCTGTCGTCTGTGCTTGTGAAAGATCTTTTGCGATCAGCGCCTGCTGGTGAATAGCCGCTTGCTGTTCCTTGGCCGCGAGTGCAATGTTGCGATTCTCACGGATCATGGCCACTTGCTCGCCACCTACCAGCATGTTTGGATCGACGCCCAGCATGTCGGCATAGGCATCAACCCACGCGTCGCCGTTGAACTTGTCGAGCACATCAGGCTTCATGTTGGCCACGACGCCCAGGTTGCCGACGAAGCGGTCAACGCTGTTGGTGCCGATAGCACGCTGTGCCTGGGCCAGCATCGAGACAAACTCAACTGACAACTCCATGCCCTGCAACTCTGGAGGTGGTGGCAATAGCACGCCAGCCTCGACCATGCGGGTGAATGTCATGTCGATCAATGGTGAAAGCAGTTCGTTGTGCAGGCGCTCAAGCACAGGGCCAAGCATGAGCAGTTTCTCTTCGTGACGCTCGGCCACTTCGGTTGCTGTCATGCGTGTGTCTGTTGCGTTGGCCAACATCAAGAATAGGTCAGCATAGAACGCGCCACGGATACGCTCGCGGCAATCCATGATGTCATTGAGCAGGTACTGTAAATTCAGGTTGACTTCGAATGCAGACTTGATGCCGCCGCTTGGTGAGTTTGCGTCAACAAATGACACGCCACCAGGCAGTGTTTCGACATCCCGGTTCTTCATCGAGGTCGGCACCTGGAGCGGTGGTTTGACCTGGTAATCGATTGCCTGGGCTTTGCGCAGTTGCTCGTGTTGCAATTGCTTGATGTCGCCCAATGCTTCCATGCCAGGGCTGTTGCCGTAGATGTCGCCGCCAGTTGTGCCCCATCTAGGAGCCAGTGCCGGGAACATCTTGAATCCAGACTCGCGCAGGAACTTGTTGTTGTCGCCGCCCACCTCAAAGTGATACGACGCAAATGGCATGTTCATGTTGTCGCGCTTGCGAGTGTCTCGATCAGATCGAGGCTCGATTGCGTGAATGATCGGCACCCACTGATCCAGTGAGCCACGGTCAAACATGTTGCGCACCGCAGTCGAACAGTTCTCGCGCCCAAACTCTTGCACCACCTCGGCCACCGTCTTTTCGTATTCACGATAGAGCGTGTTCACATTGCCCTGGTAATTCGTGGCAATGCAATACTCGCCAGTCGTCAACGGGTAGTGATGGATGATGTTTTGAAAGTCAGGCAGAACGATCGATACGCCAGTACCAAAGGCGCCCAGTTCCTCGTACATCGAGTGCAGTGCGCGGTAGGTATTGGATCGTTGAAATACCATCTGCATGCGGCGGGTCGTGTCATCGAGCCACACCTTTACAGGTTGGAATTTGTTTAGTTCTGGATCTGCTGTTGCCAGGCGGAACCATGGTCGAGCAGGCGATGTAGCACCAGCCATCATGCCAGCGCCAAGCACGCGCAGTGCGCGAGTGCCGGTGTTGTCATAGATGTTGTTATGCCTACGCCAGCCCTTGTCTCGGTCCTGGACGAAGTAGCGCCCATTGCGAGGTAGCAAGTAGGTTGTGATCTCTTGCCAGTGCGACCACCAGGATGCACGCTCCGACTTGAGTTGGCCCCAGCGCGTGAACAGTTTGTCCCGTTCTGGGGCGTTTGGATACGACTGTGCGTCGCTGGGGAATTGACTCATGGTTTAACCGCCGAGAAGTGTGTTCTTGCCAAGTGCTAACTGTTGAGGGTCGATACCCTGCGGACCAGTCAACATCGTGCCGCTTGCACCACCACCGCTTGCCATCTGCGCATCAGCCATAACTGCTTGCGTGTCGGCGCGTTTTTGGTTGGCCTTGTTAATGTTTTGCTGTGAGGTTTCGGCTTGCTTTGTCGCCTGCTCAAGTTGTTGCTTTTGAACAGTCTCTTGCTGACGCATTGCTTCCTTCTGCCGATCCTTGGCTTGTTCGCCACTGTATACCGCATAAGTGGTTCCCACCACCGCCGCTACTGCCGCTGTTACACCCATGATGATCTCCTTTCAGATCTGAATACTGAAGATGGTGTCCTGCACACCGTAACCTAGACGAGGCATCATCTGTTCTAAAGCAGTGCCAGGCTTGGCATGCCACAGCATCAGTTGAACGCCTCGTTGCTTCGCTTCTTTTTCCGTCGCCCGAATCAATTGCAAACCAAGTCGGCCACACCTCTTGTCTTCAGTCACAAAGAGCAAGTCGTTGTTGCACACAATGAGGTCGGCGTAGTGCGGATGATTAGTCACGAAGTTCACCGAGTACCCCACGACTCTGCCGTCACAAAAAGCACCGAGGATCAACAACATTCCGTTGGCCTCCATGGTGCGGTACTTTTGCTCATCAGGCTTGAGTACCATCACCTGCTTGTTGAGAGCGACCTCTTCCCAGTGCTCAGAGAACAACGCGCCAGCATTGGCCAGCATCTCGTCGACATCAGAAAGTCGTATTTCGGTCATGGGTTCCCCACTATTGACGCCACAGTAGTGGCTTGATTATCGGATACGGGTACCTGGCGCATCGGGAACAATGAAGTCACTGCATCAATGATGATGTGAATGCGGTCGGTATCACCGTCGTTTCGTGCTGAATGCGTGACCTTGTGGTCAAACCACCAGGCCTCACCAGGCGCAAAGTGCTGGGTGTTTGGTCCAGCCGTCAGCGTCGCCTTGTCTGTGCCGGTCACTGCCACATGGAAGCGGGCGTAGTAATCGGCATAGGTTCCTTCGTCGATGTGCGGGGTCACCACGCCACCGGGTTTAAGTTTAACGATAAGCACGCGCCCCAACTCTTCGACCTTGAGCACATCTGTCAACAACGGTCTGAGCACCGGGACCAGGACATCGGCCAGAGTGTCCATCACTGGGTAGTCGTAGGCGCCCAGGTCAAACATGTAGTAGTAGGGCGTGAACTTGTATGGGCCACGCGGATAGATGCATTCGGTGTCTGTGTGCGCAGTGCCGGTGTATTCCTGGCGTGCAGTGATCTCGCCCCACAGTTGTGGCATCTCGTTCAGCCTGGCCAGCAATGGCTCAACATCTAGGCCCGTGGCTACTTGCTCAAAGGTGCGCATATGGGTCATGGTCTTTTCTCTGCTTGTATCCGCCCAGTTCCTGCATGATCGATCGCTTTGGCGTGTCCATCAGCGCCAAGCAGAATGCCGAGGCGTAGTCAGGCGAGCGGCCAATCTTGTCGAGGATCTCTTCCCGGCTGGCCACGGCCACGGTCTGCCCCACAAGTTTCCAGGTCGGTGCGCATAGGTCAGCCAAGAGGCGTTGATCTGGAGGCAACGCAATGCCGGTGTTATTGGATGGGTCGAGCGCCTCACGCATGCGCCACCACAATTCGGACCGCTGGTTCTTGAATCGCAGGCGACCGCTCTTGTCCATGCCCAGGGCTGACTCGGCCACATTGACGCCCAGCACCTGCTGGCCCATCTCGTTCAGGAAGTCATAGGGGCTGGAGCCGACCCCGATAATGTCAATGTGGATTGGCGCCCGGTCGCGCTGTGCGGCCACCACCAGGCCAGCAATTGTTGGACCGTCTGGTGTCTGCGTGCCGGTGTAGGCCAGTGGCTCATCAAACCACATGTCGTGCCGCCTTGCGATGATCGTGTTGTCTTTGCCGCCTCGGGCCACATCGACGCCCATGCTGTCCATGGGTTTAAGTTTGTCAGGACGCTTCCAGCGGGCCATAGCGGCCTCAACCCATGCCGTTGGTACCACTTGCCATGGATCGTCCTCCATGCCTGCCTGGAAGTCGCCATAGAGCATCTGTGAGCGCAATGGCTCGGGTAGTGATTGCAGTTGTGCCATGTAGCCGGTTCCCATCAAGTAAGGGTTATCACTAATGCGCGAAGGAATGAAGGTCCGGGACAGTGGCTTGATCTTTTCCCCGTTGTGCTCGAACTCATCGCCAGACTCGACCTCGACATCTTTGCCGTCGACCGTCGCAAACCATCGCAACTCGCCAGGCTCTGCCGGGTTCGGGTGTTTCTTGTCCAGCCAAGGCGCAAAGAACTGGATGATCCAGCGGCCCTCGGCTGTTGTTGGTGGGTTAAATGTCAGCAATGCCTGGCATCTTTGGCCTGACACCGTGGTACGCAACCAGCCAAGCAGGAAGCGCACGGCTGACTCGCGCATGTTTGCGGCCTCATCAAAGACCAGCAGGTCATGCGGTCGACCCTGATATTTTTTCTCGTCGTCTGGGTTTGGGAATGACCCGAACTCGACCTGGATGGCCACGCCGTCGACACGCCTGGTCCGCCAGATATTGTCTTTGCCGTTGTACCCATTACGGCCACCAAGCAATTCAGTGATACGGTCCAACACGCCGGTCAACTCGGTTCCGTTTAATCGGAAAATGCCAACCTTGCGATGCTGTGTGAGCGCCTTGCCGCAGGCCAAGTCAGTCTTGCCACCACCCGCCGCACCGCCATAGCCAATGATGTCGGCCATGCTTTCAAATGCCATGCTTTGCGGCCCAGGCAGTGGGCGCCATAGGGTTTTGTCGCTGGTCAAAAGGGAATCGAGTTCCGCCCTTTCATCTTCGGTCAGATAGGCCAGCAAGCCAGGATCAAACGCCTCCACCATTTTTGGCCTTTCGCGCCTGTGCTGTGGCCAGGATCGCTTGCAGTTTGGCCGCACGCTGGGTGTCGTCCAATGGCTCCATCAATGGATTGTCTGGGTCGCCTGCCAGGGTAGTGCGGTCGCCGTACTTCTTGGGGTTCCATTTGGCCAACAGTTTGAGCCGGTACTCCGCACGGTTGCGAAGCCATGCCACATGGGCGCTGTCGTATTTTGGGTTGTCCCCACCAGTCATGAGGGGCGCGGTATCGATGATCTCGAGCGCGTCATCGGCAATGCAGTCATGGCCAATCTCACGCGCCTGCGCGAAGCGTTGAGCAAACTCCTTGTCTTTCCCCATCCAAAGGTACACGGTCGAGTAGTGAATGTTGTTGTTTCTACACCACTGACGAAGTGTTTGGCCAGTCGTGATCCATTCACAGATCTCGTCGATCTTGTCCTGTGGCACTGGCTCTGCTGGCCTGCCTGGTGGTCGCTTTTCAATCTTCTTTGTCATCGATGATCTTTTTCCATCTGTCTATGGTTTGCGCTCGTCGCTCGTACTTGCAAATTTTTTTGATGGTGCTCAGTGGAATGTTGAAGATCTTGGACAGTTTGCGATAGCCAATTTCGTTGTCTTCGTGCATGTCTCGGATTTTGTCAATCACATCATCCGGGAGGCGGGCATTGTGATGGGACGCCCCGATTCGGTATCCCTGCTCATTAACTGCTACAAAATGCACGCGCCCTTTTCCCTTCATCTCATTCCATCGGGTACTGCTTAACGCTTTGGTGGTTTCTTACCTTTGTCTTTGCCATATCCCATGATGATCTCCAGTGTCGTGCGAAATTGCACTTTGATGATTTTGCATCATCATTGAATTTTCCGCAACGATATCACCTGTTTTTTCGAGCGCCCAATTTATCTGTTGTGGGTGTATGTTCCATCCTTCTCGAGTTCGATCAAGGATTCGTTTTGCTTGTTCCAGTTCGGTCATGCTTTTTCTTTTCGTGTATTGAGGCCATCACGGCTTTAAGTTCATTGACGGATTTGTGTCCGCGCTTTTTTATTCGCTCATCAAGTTCATGCCTGCGATTGGCCAGGTTCATCTTGAGCAAATGCTTTGCCTCACATTCAACGATCCATTCTCTGGACCATGAGCCAACGACACGCCCATCGTGGAGCGTGACATCGATCTCGTATTTTTCCCGTGGGGTCAATGTTTGTTTTCCTGTGCGGTCATGTGTTTGAAGTATCCGTCGCAGATCTCGATAGCCTCACGCATCACCATGCGGTCAAATGCTTCGTGCATATTTTTCTCTGCTTGCTCTTCGTCGTTCCAACCGATGGCAAATTGACAGACACCAAAGCCTTCAGGCTGGCAAAAGAATCTCAACTCAGGCGCACCTTCGTCGCTTTGTTTTTTCATGATGACGATTTGGCCATAGCGTGCCACATCGAAAACTCGTGCGAATTTCATAAAAATACCTTTCTACATTTGCGGCAATATTTGACGCCGCGTTCCCATTTAAATTTGGCCATGCAATGACAGCATTGCCTCCATCTGATCTTATTCATCGAGACAACCACCACATCCACAAGACCAGTGATATGAATGCGATTGCGGCACCAATTGCAAGCAAGCCGATTGTCATTAACAGACTGTGAATCATTTCCATGTTTACCTCACGCACATTAAATTGATTGTTCGATAGACCACACCATCATTCCATTTTTTGTCTGACTCGATGTCATACAGTTCGATGATGTGCTCCGCTTCTGCAAACCTTATTCGTTCATTGCGAATGCAAAACACATAGATCAATGGCGCTTTCTGTGATGAATACGCATCGATCAATTGAGGCAACAGCAGTCGTTCTTTTTCTTTGATGTTGGGCGTGCCCTTCACATTGACTGCAAAAGTTTTTTCTTCACCATTGCTCGAAGATCTCTTCGCCAATGTTTACGCCGACACCTTGCCGCCCCTGGTAGTCTTGTGTCGCGTTACCGTAGGTCATAGTTTTATTCCCCTAGTCATGTGCTGTGAATCGATGCGCTTGCAATCAACATCGGTTTTGTATTTTGGCCAATGGCCTTCACGCACCATGTCGCAGTAGTGTTGCTCTTCTTTGATTGCATCCTCGTAATCCATCTGGCCAACAATGCCAAATGCAATGATTACAAAAATTGCAGTTCCAATTGCTTTGATCATGCTCATTTGTTTTCCTCCATCAATATGCTCATTCGTTTTTCATCAGTGCCACATGCTGGGCAAGTGGCTTTTTTTGTGATCCGCACTACATGTTCGAGTGACATTGGTAAAAACAGTGGCGCCCATTCATGCTTGCAGACTTCGCACTTCACACGCAGTGGTGTTTTTTCAATATTCATCTTTGCTCCTTTGGCATTGCCATCTTTTCACGCAGTTCTTCCATCATCTTTTTTACTTTGGCTTTGTTGATCGCCATCTGCTCATCAGAAATCTTGTACTCAATTTGCACTGGTTCAGGCCGTGGTGCCATGCGGCACAGTTCTTTAAACTTAATGCAGTTTGGTACGCGTTCTGGTAGGTGCTCGAGTGCATATGCAATAGCCTCTGGCCATTTCACAAAACTGCCCAGTTCTTCAGCCCATGTGGCCTTTGCGTTTTCTAGTCCAGCATCAATGCCGTTAACCATTCCGGTGCTGTACTGTCCAACAAACTCTCTGCCATAAATGCCCTGGAGCCTGGCAAATATTTTTTCAACCCAGGCGTTTGGTAGTGTCGGGTTCTGCGTCATAAATTTCTCCTTCAATAATGGTGCCTTGGTATTCGTCGTGTTTTGGTAAAAGTCCAAGTGAGCGTGCTATGCCCTCTTGGTTGATCTGGTGCTGGGTTTTGTTCTGCTGGTCTTTGTTGACCCAGTCTGATTTGAATCCTGCCCATCCTCTTGCACAGCATTCGGTCAATGCGGCATTGAGTGACCATCCTGCTTTGCGTGCTTCACGCTCTATGCCTGCAATGGCTGTCGCTGTGACTGGTGCCTTCTTTGCTTTGCGGACTTTTGTAAATCCATCCCACACTTCAGGGTTAACCCCATCAGGGCATGACATGGGCTTGTCCCTTGTATTTATCTTTGTTTCTTGTTTTATGTTTATTGTTTCTTGTTTCTTGTTTGGTTGCACGGTCGTTGAACGAGCGTTGGAGCGGCGTTCGGCAGAGGCTTTACCCGCTCTGGATGCGGCTTCCAGCCTGTTGTGGTACTTCGCAATCTCTTCATCAGCCCTGCGATTGACCCACCCAGTGCCCTCGATCAGTTCAAAAAATTCCTCGAGAACTGACACAACTTCAGCCTCATGCTCGCGCATGTTGATTGCCCGTGCAACGGTTGTTGAACGCTCGTTCAACGGTTGTTCATGTAGGTAGTAAATGTCAAGCAAACGACGGTAGGCCAGATCCTCCATCGGCGTCAGATGACGCGTGTGGCTGGCATAGTCGCCTATGTTGAATGAGTAGAAATGCATCAGGCACCCGCCTTCGCCTGCTCGATGATCTCGCGGATCTTGCTCTCGCTGGCGCTCTTTGAGTTCTTGGTGCAGGCAACGCACGCGGCGTTGATCACATACTTTTCGGTTTCGCCACAGGTCTTGCAGGGCTTGCCGGTGTACTTTCGCTGGCCCTGGCGGGCGGCTTCGATTCGGGGGGATGCCACTTGTTTATCTCCATGTTGAGTTACGGTCCACACATTGTAAACCAAAACCCAAAC